ACACGAACCTTGTGGACAAGCTGTTCGACTATAACCGCATCGTCGCCACCACGATCTCGCATCGCCGCTATCGCCCCGAGTATTCGCGCGCGCTTGATGACATGAAGGCGAACCATGCGCCGGAGTCTGCAACCCTAAAGTATGCGCTGGCATTTGATCGCAACGCCGACACGCCAGAGCATGTGATGTGGCGCGGCGCTCGTGCCGTTGGCTTCTACAACTCCATGTGGGGCAGCTTCTCCTCATCGATGGTCAACGCCATGTCCATGTGGACGCTGGTCGCCCCGCAGATGCAGGTGATGAGTGGCGCAGCAATGCGTGACGTATACAAGAACTCGGTTAAGCTGATTGGCGCAATCGGTCTGGATAAGGATGTCGGCGCTTACATCAACGTCGATAAGATCCGTGGCCTCACTCCCGATCAGCGCGAGGCTTTGAACTGGGCATACCGGACTGGTGTCGTGCGCGCTCAGATTAATCCGGAGCTGATGGGCATGGATGCCGGGCTGCTCACCACCAAGGGCGGCAAGATCGGCGCGGCGATGAAGCGCTACTTCGACATCGGCGGCAGCGTTGTGTCGGTGACCGAAGAGATGAACAAGGTCGCCGCCTTCCTGACGGCCTACAAGTATGCGCAGGATCCGAAGGCTCTCCAGAATTGGAAGGAGTCTTTCGCCAACAACGAGCGCGCCAAGGCTATCATGGCCAATGGCTCTTCGCCGCAGGACGTGGCTGCCTTCATGACCGAGACCACCACCTTCATTGGCGGTCAGCTGGAGAAGCCTCCGATCCTGCGCGGCGCTGGTGGCGTGGTGTTCCAGTTCTCGCAGTATCCGCTGCAGGTGGCGCACCTGATGTACCAGAACTTCACGAAGATGGGGCCGCGCGGTAAGCAGGCTGGTCTCTTCACACTGCTGACCATGTTCTCGGTCTCCGGGCTGCTGTTCGCCATTCCGTTCGGCGATGACGCGATCAACATCTTCGAGTGGCTGACCGAGAAGGTCACCGGCAAGAAGCGCGACTTCCGCCTTGAGACCCAGCAGATGCTTGTCGATCTGTTCGGTGATGGCCCTGAAGCCCAGCGGAATGCTGAGGCGCTGCTCTATGGTCCGTTCCGTTCAATGCTCGGCCTCAACATCGGTGAGCGCATCGGCTTCACGTCGATGCTTCCTGAGCTGAACAACCCGATCACTGCGATCCCGGCGCTGTCCGGCACGCTGGGCAAGTTCGAGGAATACAAGAACCGCAAGCCAGATCAGCCGCTGGCTGCTTACACCGCACTGCTCTCCCCTGTCATGGGCAAGGGCGTGACCGACGTGGTGCGTGGTCTGGTTGTCTTCCCGCAGGAAGGCTACCGCACACAGTTCGGCAGCAACATCAAGTCGCCTGAAGACATCACAATGGGCGAGCGGTTCGCCAGAGCGGCTGGCTTCCAGAGCGCGGACATTGCCCGTCTGGTCCGAGCCAAGCGCGCTGGCGAAGAGATCAACACCAGCACTCAGGGCGCAGAGCGCAACAACACTCGCCGCCTTGGCAAGCTGCTGGCTGACGCCATCCGCGCAGAACGTGTCGGCAAGCAGGCGGAGGCGGATCGGCTGCGGAATGAATTCCAGACTGAGCTGTCGGCGATCTCGGACAAGTTTGCTAAGAGCATCGAGAACGGTAAGCTGGCGGATGGCGTCAAGCCGCCGAGCAGTGAGGCGCTACGCGAGGCTGTCCTCTTCGATCTGTATCCTGAGACCCGCATCAACAGCTACGGCAAGCTCAAGCGCCGTGCGATCCTTGATGCGCGCCGCGATGTTCTGCTCAGCGGCGAAGAGGATTTCCCTGAGATGGAAGAGGATCAGGAGCAGTTCGACAATCAGTTCGAGGGTCAGGAATAGCGGGGGCCAAAGCCCCCGCTGTCACGATCCTAAAATGGGATTGAGTCCCCGCCGAGATCATCTCGCTGTGGCTGTTAGCCGTTGGACTTCTGTTCGCTATGGCGCTGCTGGGCCTGCTGGCCAGCCTGATCGCGCGGCTCATACATCGAGACGATGATGCTCTCGCGGCCATCCTGCCCCGGTACACCAGCCGGATTGAAGGTGCGGTCGAGCAGAATGTAAGGACCATCCTTACCTTCCATCACCACGCCGACGTTCTTGAAGCGCCCCTTGGTTGCACCGCTCTGGTCGGTGTACTCGCCGGTCTTCACGACGAGATCGTACTTCTTAGCCATTGGCTTTCTCCTTAGTTAAACAGTTTCATAAGTGGACCGACAGCGCGCGACGCAAGCAGCTCAGCCTCTGCTAACTGGTTGCTGTGCATTTCTTTCCAACGCTGCCGATCTTGTGGGTTCATGTCCGAGACAAGCTCGAATGCTGCGAAGGCCCACGACTCCCAATCGGTGACGCCGTCATCGTCCTCGACCGGGTGAAGGATATCCATCTCGTCTTCTTCTGGCTCAGGCTCTGGTGCAGGCGCTGCCTTGCGGGCGACCTTCTGCTCGAGCGTGGTGATTTGGCGCACAGCGGGGGCTGTGTCAGGCTCAGGCGCGATGTCTGTGATGTCATCGACCGGCCCGGCGAAGTCATCGTCCACGATGCCGTCAGCTTCGTTGTCAGCCATGACTGCGCGCTGCGCTTCGGTCGAGAGCGGCATGTACTTGCTGGCCCGGCGGACCACAGTCTTGCGCCACATCTCAGCTTCGTCCGTCTTCCAAGGGCCGACGATGTTACCGTCCTTGGTCTTGGCAGAGGAGCGATCACGGATGGCAAGGATCTCTTCCTTGTTCATGATCTCGAACTGCGTCTCGCCGTTCTTCAGCTTCCATACGCAGTACGCACCGACCATATCGCCACGATTGGACAGGCCATGCTTGTGGATGATGCGCGGCTCGATGCCTTCCTCGACCTCGAACGTGTCATTGGAATAGACCAGACGGCTCTCGATCTTTAGCACGTCACCGCCTTGCAGGGCCAGCTTCATCAGGCCTTTGTAGCGCGGGCGGAACTGCGCTTCGTTGCGCTTGGTCTTGCCGTTCCAGACCTTGAGGATGTCGGCCTCGGCCATGTTCTTGTTGAGCGAAAGGCCCAGCTCGGCTGCACTCAGGCACGCCTTGAGGAGCGAGCCACGATCACAATCGAGCAGATCGATGTTGTCTGCGACAGCCGCAACCACGATGGCTTGGAACTTATCGACGGACATGGTGCTGGGCAGCAGCTTGCGGAGGTGGTCCTCACGCGCCGTCAGCTCCTGCTTGAAGCGGTCCATCGGCTTGATGGGGGTGACCGCGTTACTTGTTTGCATTGCGAATTTCCTCTTCGAGATCTTCAATCATCAGTTCGATGGCGCGCTCGAGTGTAGAGCGCAGGCTTGGTTTGAGAGGGTGGCGTGCGGCAACAGACCGGAGCTGGTTGAGCAGCGCCTTGTTGACCCGTGTCATGACCAGCTCTTTCATTAGCTGATGACAACCCGGGTATAACCCGAGCGCTTTCCTGTTACGGTTCCGACCATGTCCTGCGTGATTACCTTACCGGGATTGTCAGCGACGGTGCTGATCGACATCTTATATTCGCCGCACTTGACCGAGGCCTTATCCTTGGACGTGTTCACAAGCTCGAGCTTCTCCCGAACCTTGACCATGATCAGCGCCTTGGCTTCGTCTGCACGGGCGATGGCCTTCTTCTCATCTTCCTTGGCCAGCTTATAGTCGGCGAAGAGCAGGGCGTCGCTGTCGTCGAGGACAATGTCGCTCTTGGGCAGCGTACCCATCAGCTTGGTCAGGGCAGCCACGTCCTTCTCGAAGTCCACCGCAGGCTCTTCACCCTTGGCGATGCTATCCCAGAACGCAGTGATCTCTGCCTTGATGGCGTCGATGATGTTGTCGTTGCGCGGGATCTTCATGCGGCGCGGCTCGTCATCGATCAGTGCGACCAACCATGCGTGGTCGGATGATGTGCAAGCGAGCTGGTGCTGCACCTGAAGGATGTAATTCTCAGGGGCTTCGAGGATCTCATCGCCGCTGTAATGCCAGCCATGACCACGAGCGGACCACTTGATCTCCACTGGTGCGCCGTCCGCCGTGATGTAATCGAACGATGCGCCCATGCCCGGGCAATCATCGACTGTGAAATAGTCGGTGACCTTGGTGATATCCATCGACCAGCGATGCGCTGCCCAGTTGGCGATGCCGCTCTCGAGGAACGTGCCGGCCTGCACAGCTTTGTTGTCCGACAGATCTTCAGGGGCGATCTTCCCCGTCTTCTCCATCCACAATTGCCAGCGTGATGTGAAGGGCGACAGCCCGAACAGGGCGGCCACGTCACTACCGCCGATGTGTTTGGCACGCAGCTCGTGCCAGTGCGCTTCGTCACGCACAGGAATAATTGCCATGTTGTATACCTCCGGTCTTTATGTTGTCTGCTAAATGTATACTACTCAGGATGGATGTCAAGCCCGCGATAAACATCATCCACTGAGCGGGCCAGAATGTAGATCCCGCCGCGCTTTTCCCACGCATTTTGCCATGCCACCTGAGCCGTGCGCTGCTTACCCTTGTCGGTCTTGACCTCAATGGCGAACGCTCGGCCCGGGTGTATCACGCCCAGCAAGTCAGGCGTCCCCTCTGGTGCTGACTGGATGACGCGCGGGCCTCCATCCAACGGGCGGAACTTACCGACGTTGATGCGGAAGAGCATGATGTCGTCGCGCTGACCCAGTGCAAGCCGGATCTCCTGCTGGATGACGGCCTCTTTCATTGGATTGTCTCGTTCGGCAGGCGCGCCATGCATGCATCCATGAAATCCATAGCCAAGTGGACGGCGCTCGCTCCGATCAGGGCGTTGAACTCTTCGCCCTTCTCCTTCTGCTCGATCTGCCACTGCATCATCACGCCACCAATGGCTTCGACCACGCGCTTGACCAGCTCGGTCGGGACGCTCACCTCTACGAACTCGCCGTCATCTTCCCAATCGTCGCGTTCCATATCTTCGACCTCTCTTCCACTGTCAGACCGTTGGTCGTGACGCTCCCGTTTGCCGACCTGATCTTTGCCAGACGGGCAGACTCCTGACCGCAGATGACATTGAATGCCCACTTGTCAGGGTGCGCGTATCCTCTGCTACTTCCAATCTTTTTCAAGACATTATATCGCCGGCTCAGATCGACAACCTCTGAGGCCTGCCGCGCTTCGTCGGGTCGGGTGATCTGCACCAGCTCACCGTCCACCTGCTGGATCTTGCGCGACTTCACCTGATAAATGTGGCCGCACTTCGGGCAGACAGGCATGGGCCTGTGCATGGCGAAGCATGTCGGACAGCTCCTGACTGTCGGCACGACCTCATCGCTGCTGCGCTTGCGCGCACGCTCGGTCGTCAGCATCCACTCACGATGCTCGTCAATGAACCCATGCATCTTGGTATTGCCGGCATGGTCGAGGACGATTGTCTTCTCCTTGCCCGGCGACGGGCGGATGGCCCGGCCCACCTGCTGGAGATACATCGACAGGCTCTTCGTTGGCCTGAGCAGGATGGCAACCTCGATGGCAGGAAGGTCGAAGCCTTCGCTGATCAGGTCGCAACTGGTCAGGATCTGTATCTCTCCCGTCTCGAACTTGGCCAGAATGCCGTCGCGCTCACGCTCATCCATGCCGCCGTCCACATGGCTGGCATGATAGCCCGCCTGCCTGAACTC